CTTGAAATCCTGTGGAAGAACACCTTTTTTATTCATCTCTCGTAGAATGTTACCACGGTTGACGATTGAAGTTAAATAATCAGCAAGTCGGTTTAAGAAATCTATTAACGTCTTTGGTAATCCTTTTGAGTTATTTTCGTTCTTCGTAGACCACCACTCAACAGCACGTGAACTCAACCACTCTATCTTTGCGTCAACACTTGCTGATTTAACATCAAGGTTGTTAATAACTTCATCGTCTGTATTAGATTGGATTTTTTTAATCCAACCGTCAATTTGACGTTCTGTTATATTGTTCTTTGCTAAATCTAATTGTATTTTAGATTCTGAAATCTCTTCTATGAGCGTCTGAGTGTCTCCAGTCGAATATATGGATGCTACCCCTTTTAACCTAATCAAACCTTCTGAATTTATATCAGAACGTTCTAAACGAGCACTTCCATTGACTATGATATCATCTGTGGATACATCGTTGATATCGATGCCTGTATCAGCTGCATACGCCTGTTTGACCGACAGTTCGAATTCCTTAGCACTTTCATAATCTTTACCGAACATTTCATCAATTTCTTGAGTCATTGTTCTACCCTTACGACTATCTTTGCCTGTTACATGTTTTGGGTCGTTTCTGTGGTCACGAATTTCTATATCAGGCAACATCTTTGCGGCCTGTAGTTTTAATTCTGCGATAACTTCTTCTTCAGTTGCTAAATTCTTTAGACGAGACTTTGAACGTGTGGATATTTTATTTATTACAGTTGGTTCGCCGTTTTCGTCTTGTTGAGAATCTGATACTTCCTGTTCAAATGCGGCTATGATATCTTCGTTTGATAAGTTTTCATTGTATAAATCTTCAACAGCGAATTTAACAGAAACGTCATTTTTGGAATTTTTTGATGTTCTGTCTGTGAACTCGTCACTCGTCTGTCTTTGTTCTAATGCATTAACTTGTTCTTCGCCCTTGGCTTTAATATATTCTTCGCGTCCTTCAGTTAATTCTGGATCACGGATGATAGCAGCTTCATTAGCTACATTTATGGTGGTTGCTTTGCGTAACCTTTCTCTAGCTTCTTTATCGCCTTCTCTTGTTTTAGTAGCTAAGTCTACTAATAGTTCATTGTCTTCTGTTCTTTCGTTACCAAACATATCAAACGCAAAATCATAGAACTCTTCATCAGAGAATACATTCTTAGATAAAGCTATGTCTTGGTCTTTCATACCCTTAACAGGGTCATAAAGTTCAATTAGTTTGTTACGTGTCTGTTGTTTTTTTTCTACTGATTGTCTATCTACAGCAGTAGCTTCAAAGAACCTTCCATACGCGTCTTTATCTCCACGACGAGCTTTCACTAGCAAATCAACTAACAGTTCGCCGTTATCTGTTTTACGCTCTCCAAATTCTTTATCAGCTTTGGTTTTTAAATCTTCTTCACTATAGGTATCTTGTAGACGATTTATTTCTTGGTCACTTACCAATGATAAAAATTTACGTTTGTCTGATCTATCTGTATAAGCTTCAGCACCTGTAGTTAATGTTGTAACACCACCACCGACAATAGAACCAATAGCAGCTTCATAGAAATATCCTTTAACGTCTTCCCATCCTACTTCTCTATCAGGGTCAAACACTTTAGCGAATTGGTCTTGTGAAGCGGCTTGTGTGAACTCTGTTCCACCTTCTGACAAACTACCTTTAACTATTTTTTGAAATGCTTTGCCTGTAATCTTCTCAGAACCATTGAAGAATCTGTTAAGGTTAGTAAGGCCCATAGCTTTCAAACCAAACCTTTCAACCCCAAGTGAGAACATAGAATAAGCACCAGCAGCAGCCATTACTTTAGCTCTGTCATTACCTTCCATGTCTTCATAATTAACGCCTGTTGTTTGTTCAGCGTCTCGTATCATTTCAGATACAGCTAATGGAACCGCAGTAACACCAGCGGTTACCGCCGTGTAAGGAAGTTGTCCAATAACTCTACCCAAGTCAGAACTTATTCTGTTACCTTCCACATTATATGCTTCATCTGAATACTCAGACATATCGAATGTTATATCATCAAGACTTCTTTGGATAACCTTACGTGTCTCGTCTACCTTATCTTTAAATTCTTGTGGAACCTCTGTTTTGTTAAATTGACCGCCCGGCATTCCGGAATTGAACACACCCTCTTTAAGTGATGCTGCGAACAATTCATTAGCAACAGTTCCTAATGTTCCCAATGTATCATAACCTAATTGTGAAACTCCTGATGGAATTGATTTAACAAAGTTTCCAACAGCACTATTTACAAAAGGATTATCTGATGAACCTAACTTTGGTTGATATCCGAGTCGATACATGCCTTTCAGCACAAGTTCTGTTTCACGATTCTTACTTTCTAACAATCCATCGTTAACAGATTTTAAATCACTTACTACATTACCGCTTAAACCAAGCTGTTCAGCTACTATGTCATAGTCGTTGATTGCTGTGTCGAAATTGATATCTGTTGTCTCTTCGATTTTGTCTGCGAGCTGAACTTGTTGTATTTCTTCATCTGTATATCCTAATTCGTATAAATCCTTCATGTATTATCTTCTTAGTAGTTTACGTAAAGTTTGTAGTCTGACAGGTTTAGTAACCTCTTTGATAAACTCTTTTGTTTGTTCAGGCGTAGCATTAGGATTAAGCTTAATCCATTCCTGAACTTTGTTAGATGTGGATATAACAGATGTGTTATCATCTTCTATATATTCACCCGTATGTTCGTTTTGAGTTTCGTAAACTTTAGTTAAGGCTTTGTAGATTGTTATTTCATTATCAGTTAAATCTTTATTAGTAACCCAAGGTTTCCAGAATGACATGTCCTTAACCATCTGATTATCTTCCAACCCAATCGTAAGAGACTTAACCAATTCACGTTGTAATTGGCGATGAACAGGAGCAGATACTTTGTTATCTTTTAACCAACCATCGTATTTCTTTATACGTTCATCGAATTCTTGTAACTGTATGTTTCCTTTTAATTGGAAATTTAAAAGTTCTTGATGTTCTTCGTATACGGTATCTATTCCGCCATTGTCTGCTTTTTTGGAAGCCTTTTTATATTCTGTTGCGTCTGTTGTTCTTACGGCGTCCGCTTTTGTAATGTTTTGGATAGCAATTAACCGTTTTTCAGCAGCTTCACGATTACCACCATCATAAATACCCGTAACCGTTTTATCGTCTTTAGATTTATCCCACACAGATAAATCTAATTCTCCTTTTTCTGCTTCAATAAGTAGTTCTTTGTAGTTACGCTTCTGTTGTTTGATAATAGAATTTTCGGCTGCAAGAACACGGTTGCTCAATATCGACTTATGTTTGTCCTCTGACATATAAACGTCATCTTCTAACTTCTTTCTGTATTCTTCTACATCCTCTAAAGAACGTATATCATTAACCATTGTATTGAATCGGTTGAAAGTAGAACTGCCGAATATCCGATTTCTTTTAGATTCTTTATCATCAGATGTTACTAGCTCCGAATAGTTTTCCATCAACTGTTCAGCTTCTTCATAATTTCCATCAAACACTAAGTTTTCAACTTTAGTATCAGTTCTGTCATCTTGAAGTCTGTTTATATTATTAACTGTCTTTTCCGCAAGGATCGTCGCTTCGGCTTCTGTTTTTAAACCTGAGTTAACATAAGTGTTAGCAATCTGTTTAACCTTCTCTTTGTCACCTTTATCAATGGCGGTTGTCATTGATAGTTCTAACTTAGAATGATTTAATGATGTGTCGTATTCTATTTTTTTATTTTGTAAACTATCAGCAGAACGGTTTTCAAAACCTTTGCTTGCCTGATCCATTTCAAGACGAATGTTATTAAAGTCTTTGTTTCGAATGTTATCTTCTAAATAACCCTTATACATATTGTTATAACGGTCTGTGATTTCCTTGGACTTAACATCAAAGTCCACTCCTGATTTAACAGGTATCTTGGAAAGTTCATTATCCCTCTTGTCTTCGAATTCTTTAAACTTCGCTTCAGCAGCTAACATATCAACGTCAAACCCCATCATCTGTCTTCGAATAATATGGTCTTTAACTGAAAATGCTAATTTAGAAAGACCATCACTCATTCTACCTTTTGATGCTGCTTCTGATTGTAACGCCCGTATAGCTTGTCCGCTGCCTTGACTGGCATTCGGAACGGTAATGCGTCCAGTAATTTCTTGAGTTGGGTTATATGGTATTGTAGGCATATTTTAAGTTTTCCACACCCAACCGTTGTTTTTGGTATAGGTTCCTGAATCAAGAACTGTTGAACCAGCACCCATTATCCCACTAACAAGACTTCTACTAGCGTTTCTACGAGCAGCACCAGCTGAGTATTTCATATTAGCTACGTTGTTATCGGATGCCCATTTATCAAATCTTCGTTGTGTGTTTCCTGTGTAATGTGTTCGTTGAATATTCAGTTCATCGACTTCTCTTTGTCTTGTTAAAATATCTTCAGCAGAACCCTCAAGAACAACACCAGCGTTAGCATAAGATGCTTCTATTGATGCTCTCCGTCTTGCTTGTTGTTTTCGTTTAGCTAAGACTTCCTCTGTTTCTCTCGCAGAATCAATACGTGCCTGTTCTGCTTGTTGTAGTTGTTGTGATTCGGCTTGGGCTGACATTGCGGCAGCTTGTGCTTTTCCTGATTGGTTGGCTGAATATGCTCCATACAGACCACTTACAACCGACACTGCTAATGCTGATGCTACAAAACTCATGATGTTAATCTCTCCATTTCTTTATGTGCTATGAAAGTATGCGAAGGTTCAACTAAACGAGCTTCCAATTGTTCTATGTTTTCACAGTCATCTTCATTTACATGAATCGTCTGCCATACAGTGTCTTCCAACACATTCACAAGTTTACGAACACCAGCTTCTGATTCGAAGGTGCATGGTGCTACGATTTCTTTTACTTCATCGTTAGCAATAACTTTACAGCGACCTCTTAAAACAATATTTAAATGTCGTGTCTTGTGTTTGTGTCCTAAGACAACTGTTCCTGCGGGCATAAATATCTCTCTTGAATATATACCATCACTAAATCTGTGGGTTAACGGACACTCAATTTCAGCCTGTGCTGATAGCATTGATTGTTCTACTTTTTCTAATTTGGTATCCATTACCATAATTAAAGTATAGACTTAATCGGTTCTATATCCCAACCCTAACAAGTTCAGTGGTCTATGTCCTTTAGTGGATATTTTTACTTTTACATATGGTTGGTATCCACCACCTACCGTAAAGTCGTATGACCCATTTAATCGTGAACCTGAGTTAAGTAACAAACCATCTGTGAACTTTGCTGGTTGGTCGTTAACTTCTATATCAGCTTCACCGCTATGTCTAAGATACATTGACAATTTAGTGGAACGTTTCGTTAAACCATGTTCTCCGAAGTCTACAATATCAGTTGGTATAACCTCTGATTCAAATGGAATTCCTAAAACAATGTCGCCGCCTACATAATCAGGCATCGTCAAATTAGATGTAGTTAAAGTGTAGGCACTTGATGTTACTATCGTGTCATCGTTAACAACTACCAAGTTTTCTACATTATTATAATCCGTTAAAGCAATTCCTGTTGTTGTTATGTTAGTTGTGTCAACTTCTGGTATCACGATTTGATTATCCAAAAACACAGTTGTTTCATCGAATGTACCGAATGATTCTAAGTAATAGTCGTTACCTCTCTTAATAATACCAGCGATTATATCTCCTGTTTCACTGTAGTTACTAGCAGCTGATACAACAGAACCACTTGTATCAAATCTACTCCAACCTTTTACTTGCTGATCTTTTTCATAAGTAAATGAAACGGCATTGCCGTTGTTCAAAACAAAGAAGATAGAATTATAAGGATGTCTACGGAAACTCATTTCTTTAATCCCACTGTCTGTAATGTGGTGAGCAAAGATGCTCATTTCAGACGATAGATATTGGTCACTAGCAAAGTCGTATTGTGTTGAACGAACTCTTTCTGATTGTCCTTGAACAAAGAATACCAAGTCAGCAGTTGTTATTGCTTGTGTGTTATCAGAGCCAAAATATGTGTGTGTCCGAACATCAACGTTTGTAGGACTGATAGCAGACGTGTTATCTCTCGTTCCCATTGTGACTTCAGCATTCTCGGTTCCTATCATAAGGTTACGAGTGGATTTCAACCAACGTATAGCATCAAAACTATCGGTTTTAATCGAGAATTCATAAGAAGAAACATCCAAATCCCCTTTTAAGAAATTTCCCCAATCATTGATTGTTGATGACCAAACCGTTGTAGGTTTTATTCGATTTCCGCCAAACACCATTCTTTCATCGTGGATTGTTAATGCCCTTGGATATCCTGACTTTTCACTAAAAGCACCAAATGAATATCGAAAGTCTGATATGTTACGAAGTAATGGAGTTACAGGCGATACGGATACTGTTCTAGCATCTATAAATTGAGAAATTTTACCAACAAAGTTAACATTACTATCAAAAGTCATATGCCATAAGACTTTTTCAGTAGTATAAGTCGATAAAGGAAAATCGAATTCTGTTAATCTAACTCTGATTATTGATTTTACTCCGGGTATATAACGTGTAATTGAACCATTACTACCGCCATCGTCACTTCGTATGAATCCTATAGTCTTCCACGTTCCGCCACCGTTTCTTGATTCTTGAAGTTCTAACAAACCATCCCACGCCCCACCCTCTGTTGTAAGTGTAACGTTACCTTGTGCGTTGATACTTGGCGAAGTTGTGTCGGCTTCCCACGCACCGTGTAGAAGGTCACTATCGTCAAGTCTTACAGCAATAGAAGTACCAACATCTTCAACACTAAACATATCACTATTAGCAGTAACATTTACGTCACCTTGATACACCTCAATAGGTTCCCACCACGTTGTATTTGTAAGAAGGTTACCTGTATTCATAGCTCCTAAAGACCGATAAAAACCTAACAGAAAACCGATTTCGCTCATGAATGAACTTCCACCAGGAACAATATTCGGTACTGATGTTATAGATGTAACCAAGGTTTTATCTATTCGATAAGTACTGTTATCTGTTTTTGACTTTATTGTATAAGCTCCTGATATATTTTCATTATTCCTAGCACTATTATATGTATCCGACCAATAAGCAGACGTTGTAACAAGAGCACCTAAATGAAGATCATCGACGGATATCACATCACCAACAGAAAAATCGGCGGGTGTAGCTAAATTGATCTCTATATCGTAGTAATACCACCAGAAGTGACCGCCCCATGCTTTATGTGAATAAACAAAATTTGCTGATGATATGTCAGAACCAATTCCAGCAACACTAACTACATCACCTTCAGCATAAGTTTCAGCCACATCATAATTGTCTAACTGTATAGTAAGGATATCACTTTCGGATGTGTTTTCGTCTAACAATGGTTCAATAGTATATTCAAAATCTTCTATTGACCATCTGTTTTCATTTTCGACATCATCAAAAAATCTGTTAATTGATTGGACAGGATAATTTCCGCCACACGTCATATAAATGAAATCGTTTACTTGAACGTGGTGTAAATCATCTAAGTCTTCAGTTTGATATATAGTACTTAAGCTTTTCGTAGTAGTATCCTTCAAAGTTACTAAAGAACCTGTTTCATCAAATACAATAAAGTCAGCTGATGAAGAATTTTCTGATTCTGTTCCGCTGCCATCTGTAAATACGATATGGAACACTTCATTTAATGAGAAGCGGAATGGCATATATTTAACAGGAATTCCGTAACTTCCTGTATCGATTAACGATAATAATTGTGTTGGTGGTCTACGAGTAACCGCACCCCAAGGCGTTACCACCATGTTTCTTAAACTCTTACAAGACTTAGAATAAACATCTAATTCACTTCTATAATGTAATTCAGGTGCTATCTCTCCACCGTTAAAGTTCTTTCTTACTAATACTGTGTCGTTTGCCATTGGTTACTATAATGAAATAAATCCAGAAGGTAGATACCTTGAGTAGTTTGTTTTATACTTACTTTGTAATCGTTTAGCGTCTGAAGATGTTAACTGTTCATATTCTTTTATTAATTCTCGTCTAAACGCTTTATCTTCTAAGACCATCATACAAGAATCAGCAGCTGCCTTTTTCACAATACAATCCAATAGTTCACTAGTCCATTCACTCGGAATGTCTGAACGTCTTATATATACAAAATCAAATTTTGAATCGACGGTTAATAGATAATTAGATTCAACCGTGTAATTGTTTTTATCATCAAGTGTAAAGATTGTGCTTGGTAAATCTGTATTAGGCAAAGATTTTACGCCCATAGGTCTGATACAATCATTCGGTAATGAATATTTATTGAAAACCCCATCGTAATAATAAAAGTCAGGATTATGCGTTCCTACTACTGAAATATTAACACCAGTTTGGACAGTTTCCCAAGTTGCTGTTCTTCCATCAGGTATAGTTAGCTCAGTTACCGGTGAGTATGCTAAATAATCTCCTATAGACACTTCACCGAAATATTGTTTGCTATTAAGTTGCCACACGCTACCGTTATATTTTATATAATACGAAATGGTATCGGTTGCTTGATTTGTATATTCGTAATGTCCAGAATCGCCTATTGTTGCTATCCAACCATCAGGATCGACAGGCGGGTTTATAAGATTTCCAAATCCATGAAAGGAAGCGGGTATCATAGCATTATCAAACGATTTCTTTGTTATCAGTTCATGCCAAAAAAAGGAACGCTGCACATCATCGATTGTCTTTAATAAAACTCTACTTACCCTTTGGCCGTCGAATGTTTCTGGATGGATACCGATAGTCGGTTGCCATGAATTACATTCGTCTCTACCCAAAGTGGATAGACATAGATTAAGGACATCCAATAATGTGTCAGCTCTTCCTTGCATTTATATTCTTACTGTTGGTTACTTTGTTGCGTTAACTGTGCTCTTGGAACCATCCCATTTCGATTAACCATATTTTGGTCATTCGTTTTGTATCCAACTTGTATCAACTCCTGTGTAGGTTTGATAAAGGTTTCATACTTTTGGAATAACATGTTAATCAAGTTAGGGTCGTTGGTCACAGTATGTGCAGACATTACGGCTAAGTTGTAGTAAATACTACGTCCTAACTCTGATGACCAATTAGCAGGCAACACTTCTCTCTTAACATAAGAAAACTCAATTTCGTCAGCGATAGTATATAACTTATCACCAGCAATTGTGTATTTAACATTAGAGTCTTGTGGATGCCGACTTAATCGGTTTGCAGTCTGAACCCCTGTAACAGTGGTTGCGTTAACTGAAGTTGCCATAACACCCAATGGGCGGAGACAGTCTGTGAGCCCCGAAAGGTCATAGACTTCTCGCCCAAAGGTGTCATTTGTTACTTCTGGAGTTAATACAACTGATGTTATCAGCTCTTGCCAGAAGAACGACTGTTGAACCTCGTCAACTACTTCATTGTAGAACACAGACATTTTCTCACCTGCGGTTGTTTCAGGAACAATTCCCGTATCAGTATCGAATGAGTTAACGGCAACTTCACCGAGTAACCCAAGAGCGTGATTTAACACGTCTAGTTTTGTCTGTAGAGTAGTATTCATCTAATTAGTTGTTACTTAATTAATCCTTGAACCACACCATAGTCATCGTTTCTTACCGCGTTGACTACCTTATCGATATACAACTGTGTAGCGAATCTTGCCTCAGGCAGTTCATCAACAGATGTATCGATTGTTTGGAATGTATTAACAGTAACAGCGTCTTTAACAAAAGCGTAGAACTCTCCTGCTGGAACAAGTGGAGACACAATGATTGTGAATCCTTCTGCTTTTTCAATGTTACCATCTGCGAATGCTCCCATACGACCGATGAAATCAATTCCTTGGAAGTAATCACGGTTGTTCTTCTTCATTCCAGCAACTGCCGAAGGATTAACTACCAAATACTTTTCAGAAGCGATATACTGATCCCTAAAGAGAGCATCCATATCTGAAAGGTCATCTGGTGCAATGTATCCTATGTTTGCTGTAGTAATTTGCTGTGATCCTGTTGGGAAGGCAACCGAAGCAATAGTTCCGTTGTCTGTTTCACGTGTTACAACTGATGCACTAAGTGCGTTGATAACAAGTTGGTCTTCTTGGATACGAGTTACACGCATCAATGCTTCCATTGTAGGCGATGTAATATCTAATGCTCGAAGAACATCTTCGTTCTTACCAATATAGTCAGTTGCTGTAATTGTGTATGGTGACAATTTAGAACGTTGTTTAACGGTTCCAGTATAAGGAGTTCTTGTTGCCAAGTAATCCGCATATGCAGCAGTTCCGTCTTTACGGTTCTTGATAGTCTTTGTATCTTCAGTAACAGCAGCGTTACCTTTGATACCATCGATGTTTACTGTATCGCCCTTTTTGTTTTCCTGTGAAGGAACGTTAATAAGAACGGAACGGTCAGGAGAACCTGCCAATTGTTTGATGTTGTCGGAGAACATTTCTCTCCATAATTCTAATGCCATAATATTTTATGTCTTTCTAATTTGTTTATAGGTTTTGGTTTCGATATCATTTAAAGGCTGATACCAACTGCCTTGTTTCGTTTCATTGTCCCTATAAACGGGGTAAAACTAGAAAGTTACTAAGGTCGTTACCGATTGTCTTATTGGCGTTCTTATTCAAAGTATAGACCCACAAAAAAGGCATCCGTTTAAGAATGCCTTTGTAATTTAATGATTTAGTACTGTGTTATTTGTATAACTCTTGTAATCTCTTATAAACTTTCTCGTGGTCAACGTGTCCCCTATCAAGAAACGCCTTAGAATTTCTAAGTGTCTTTAGTTCATCTGCACGACTGTAACCACTATCAGGAGTTTTAACTATTCCATCTTCATTCATACTATCACCGACCTTGTGTAACATTTGGATTACAGGCAGATGATTAATCAAACCACTTTCCATTAGTTGTTCTTTGATACCGAATTTTTCAGCTGCTTTTGCTGCTGTCTTAATGTTAGCATCATACTTGTTACCCCACTCTTCTTGCAAAGATGCTTCTGTATCTCTAACCACTTGTTTTTCGTTTTGAATAAATGATTCTTCGATTCTACCGAATTCCTCTGCATACATTGACATGATACCGTCATACTGATTTTGGTTTAATCCGAGATCGTGTAACGCCTTGTTACGTCCAACTAACAGTTCTGAATCTATATCTAAATCGATATCTTCAGGCATTTTATATTCCGCAGGGTCTTCTGGTCTTCCCAATTCGTTATAAAGACTATCCCAATCACTTTTTTCTGAATCTTTGGTAGGAAGTGATTTTGCGTCTGTCTTTTTACCAATCAACTTTTGAGCATTAACATATGCTAATGCTACATCATCCATTGACTTAAATTTATCTTTAATTCCGTCAAAACCTTCTGTTTTCAGAGTTTCTTCGTTCAAACCATCATACCAGTTCGCTTGTTCGCTTGTTGTAGGTGTCTCAGTTGTTGTAGAAGACGCTTCTGTGGTTGTTGTAGGTGTTACCCCTACTTCGTTGGTTTCTGTCGCTGTAGCTTCACTTGTTGTATCTAATATTGATGTCATAATTTATTTTCTTTGTTCAGGTTCTTGTGTTTCTAGTTTCTTTAGGAAATTTGCTATATGCTGTTTTCCCAAGTTAAAGTCTGTTTGGTCTGAACGACCACTTACGAACACGTCTTTTCCGTATCCACAGTATTCGCACAAATCATCGATGAATTGTTTTCCGTCCACAGTTTTCATTACTGTGTTCAACGCATAATACATACGTTCTGCTCTTTCGTTTAGTTTTTTGCTCATTTACAATAGGTTTGTACCTACAGCATCAGCTAGACTGCCATTCTCAGGCTCTTTATTTGGGTCTATCTTACCCATTTTCTCTAAGACTTGTTGTTGCTGTAGTTGTTCTTGTTCTGCCTGTGCGGCTTCTTGTTCTTGTTCGGCAATGCGTTGTCTTTCTACTTCTGATACCAATAGTTCATAATCAACATTGGATGCTTCTAAATGACGCTTTGCGGCTAGTTCTGTTTTAAATACTTTATCTAAGTTAACTGTTTGTTGACCAATCATTAGAATTTGAGCAGCACCTTGTAATGCCATCATTGTCTTTTGTGCTGAAATTAGATCGAGTCTAGCATCCAACTGTGACACATATTCGATTCTATATTTGATTCCTTGTAAATCTTGTTCAGGTGCCTCTATAACTTGATTGTCCATTAACAAATAAATTACTCTTTCTACCATTGTTTGCCAAAACTCACTTCGTAGGTTAGCAACTAATGGTGTTAATGAATGTAATTTCTCGGATTGTACTGCTTCAATCTCTGTAGCGGTTTTTGAACCTCCATTCATGCTAGTCAATGAAAGGAATACATGATTAAAGAAACTCTTTGAAATCTGTTCTGTGAGTTGTCTGATACGTTCCATGATAACTTCTGGCTTAGCATGAATCTGTAATTGGAAAGGTTGTGCTTGTGACAGATCAGTATAAACAACCGAATTTGGTTTGATTTCTTCAATCTCAGTTACTCCGTCATCATTAACGAATACTGGCGGTCTTGCTTGTATAGCAAACGCATCATGTAACTGAAACTCTGATTCATTAATCTTTCTAACAGCTGGTAAAGCAACTGCCCCACTACCGATGCCATAAGGTGAACCATCATACGATTTAATCCAACGAGCCACAATATATGGAAATGTCTTATAGCCAGACTTCTTAACAATTCGTTTGTCTTGAACACATACATATTCAGAAACATACTTAGCATTCTTAATGTTTATGCTGTCTTTCTTATAATCAGGATTAGACTGAACACTAAGAATGTAATCATACTTTTGATTAACCAATGATAAGTCTGATAATGCGTTCTTTGCTTCGTCACATAAACCATCGTGACCAAACATTTGTAATGCTTGGCGTGAACTTAGTTGTAGTTTCCTCATTATACCATCAACTCTACCATCGATGCCTTCAATGATGTAAACTTCTCCTGTAATCGGGTGATGTTTAAATATTAGTTCGCCTCTGTCAGTATCGTATTCGACAGATGCAACTGCTGTTCCAAATGTTGTTAATGACTGACAGAACTCGCCATATACAGATGTCAGATTAGATGTTTGTAAAAATCGTGATGCTATATCTGATGCTTGTTGTAACCATTCTTTAGTCTTTTCTTTAGAACTAGGTTCATTAGTTCGTAACACAAAGTTACGGTCTGTTGTTGAAAAAGTATAACTGTAAAGGTTAGCTCCTAACATAATAGCTGCTTCTGTAGCTATATTAGATTCAGGTCGTTTATTTTGACCTTCATAGGAATCACTTTTGCGATCAGAACCTTGATAGTTAGGTAACACCAACCGTTCAATGTCTCTGTAAACAGTGTCTACTTTACTTCTCTGTGATTTCAAAGAATCGAAACCAGAAAGAATATCTTCTGCTCTATTCTCCATTAACCAAGTATCGAGTTACCACGTTGACTTGTTACGGTCTTTTTACGACCCATAAGAGCGGCTATACGTCGTCTTTCGTTCTTTCCAGATGCCTTTACAGACTCGTCTTCAGGTTTAACAGGCGGTGCGGCCATTGGAACTGGTTCAATCTTAGGTATTTTCGGTGTGCTTCCCATAATTCAAAGTATAGACCCATTCATTTTCTATTTCTTTGAATCCCATATGTTTTGCTAGTTTCTGTGTTGTCTTGTCATCAGATTCAGCATATATTTGTTTAATGTCTCTTCGACGCGAGTAATTTAAGATGATATCGAAACTTGCCATAATGTTTCGTAATAATTGTTTCTTAGTTACGGAACCAAAGTGAATGTATTGTTTATTTCCTTCTGCTTCGAATAGACACACATAACCAACAAAGTCTTCTTTTCTAAACACTAAGAAGAAATTGGCATACTTCGCTATATATTCTCCACGTTCAGTTGAAGGCAACCAACCATGTAATTCTTTATCTATGTGGAACTCTTCAGTTAACTGTAATGCTAGTTCTATCGTGTGAGGTTCTATCTCATAGTATAATGTAATCGGAACTGTTGAATTAAAATTTATGACTATAACCTCCTGCAACTTTGTTTCTTTTTGTTTTTCGACGTTCAACCATTGGATTTACTTTCAGTTCTTGTGATGCCCAATACCTTGCCCCATCGAGCAAGTGGTTAAACTTATCAATTGGTTTGTCTGTAAATACGTTGTGACCTGTCTTTGCCCAAGTATACTGACTTAATTCTACTTTGAGATTCTGTGAACTACTTTGAACGAACATGGGATACTCTCTGAGTATGTTAATTCCGCTTAAAACTGAACCTGCACCCTTAACCGATGGCATTATACTATAACCACCATTTCTTAACGCCTGAATGATTTCTGGCCTAGCATTATCAGCATATATTCTAACATCCTTTTGTATTCCTAATTCATCAAGTCTTCCTTCAACTGATGGAATGTTAGGCGTAGTTGGATTGTGTGATGCTACTAACTCTTTTTCATACAGTCTTTCACGCATATAAAGATTACCCTGAAATAAACCCATTTCGATTAACGCTGTAGGGTCATTACTATATCCAAAGTCTAACCCATAACCGTATCTATCACAGTATTGTCTTTCAGGAAAAAATTCACCTTCTCTCCAACCATCATAGATAACACCAGCTTGTTTACCGATGACGCCATTAGCGTATACGTCCCACAGATAAGAATCAGCTGTTCCGTTCTGTTTGTTTACTGTTGTTGGCTCCCATGATAGTATTGTTTGTTTTACGGTTGGAGGCAAATCTGGATTCTGTCTGAAAGTTGACCGAATGTAATGTGTTGAATCATCTTTTTCTAAATCATAAAAGTAACCGACGCTGACACATGGGTTAAAATCCAATATCATCAATTCCTTGGTTCTAGCTTTTATTTGGTCATAACTATCCTTTGGAATTTCTGTAGTTTCATTTAGAAATGCTATGTCTTGTCGTGGTCCTCTTAATTTTGATGGATCACTAGCACCTTTAAATATTATTCGAGACCCGTTATTGAATGTGAATATCGATTCAACTTTGTTCCATTGGCCTGAATCGTATAAATCATAATAAGTTGCTCCTATTAGTGTAAGGAAATCAGACATAACAGAGTCTCTACATGTTGCTCTATCATATCTAAATACAGCGACAGTCTTGTTATGGTTTTCGGTGCAGTATTGTATTAATCGTTGTAATACCGCATAAGTTTTACCGCTACTTGATGAACCTTGTAATACGGCGACTTGTTTATGTGGGTTTCTAAATGCCTTGTCTAACTCCACATAGTTGTAACCAACCTTAATGCTTATTTGTTTCATCGGCGGTTACTTCAATCGATTCTTCCTCTGGATTCTTATACTCTAACTTGTATGATATCGAATGATTAACATTCGCTTCCATTTCAGCCTGTATCTGATGTGGAATTAGTTTTGAAGCGATTATCGCAAATGTTCTAGGGTCATCTCTTTTGAGTTTTATCCAAAAGTCTACTGCTCCCTTTCCCGCATTTAATGCTTCTTCCAAACTGTCTTTAACAGCCTTTGTTATTTTGTTTTTTGCTCCTTTTGGTCTACCCATTCCAGCAGCTGGCGGTTTTTTTCGATTAGGATGCATATGGTTTACGTGTTTTTATACTTTTTTTTCACTAATTTAGTGTACAATTTAAGTATAGACTTATCTTAACTCTATCTTCTGACCGTCGAAGTCCGTAATAGATGTATGATGTTCTGTTGTTAAGTCGCGTATGTCTGCGATTTCAGCAACATCCTCTAATCTATGTTTCTTTTTTAATCTTAATTTAAGAGCACGATACTGTTCTGATTCTCTAAACCGTATTGCTCCTATTAAGTATGCTGATATGTTTTCATCTACTTTTATTTTAACCCAATTGTAATTCAGTTTATAAAGAAATGCTGACCTAATTTCAGTTTTCATTTCTTCATCTGCTCTCCATTTAGATTTACCGTTTAACCACCAAAGACATATTCTATTAGCATAATCAGCGAACTTGTTGGTTAATTGTTTATTTTCTATACATACAAGTAACTCTTCTTTTAACATTTCATTAGTTACTGTATTATTCTTCATTCGTATTATACGCAGCGAATGAACTACTAAATCTTCGTTCTGCGTTTGTTAGTGTGGTTGAGGGCGTGTTTTCATAAAACCATCTGTAGAATTGTAGGTTTAGTTTTAATTTCTTTATTGAATTACAACAATTAGCTTCATCTTCTAATGTTGGATGAATATCAATTAACTGTTGTCGTAGGTTCTTTATTGTTTCCTTCATTGATTTGATTAAGATATCGACTTGTTCGGCAGAGAATCCATTGAGCATCGCGCAAAGTGCCAGACTGACCTTCCAGACAGCTCGATGTCCTTGGCATGTTTCAGCATCCATGCGCCGCGTTCTTGCGTGATCTTCTTGATTCG